ATGCCGAAGCAGGAGAAGTACATACAGGTCGGCGTGACAGCCCTACGCGATCCTGCAACCGGGGAGTTTCTTCCCGCCGTCCCACTGTACATCAAGGCGGAGGACGGCGCGGAGGAAGCGGAAGAAAAGCTAATTGAGGACATCGGAAAGCTGATGGCCGAACGCATTCGGCGATACAAGGCTGCGTGCAAGGCTGCCAATGTTTCGATTTAAGGAAGAAGGTGTTCCAAGAATGGCCTTGCGCATGACCGAGGAAGAATTTGCAGCCTTTCAAGCGCGAAACAGGCGGCACAGCACCTTTTCCGCCGAGCAGAAGGAAATACCCACAAAGCGCTCCAAGTATGGCAACCGGCGCGTAGAGGTTGACGGCATCAAATTCGACAGCCAGCACGAAGCGACAATTTATCAGGAATTGATGCTTCGAGTACGGGCGGGCGAACTGAAAGCCGTACTGCGGCAGGTGTCCTTCGATCTTCCGGGCGGCATTCGATATGTTGCGGACTTCGTGACCATTGCGCCGGATATGCACGTCGAGGGCGTTTACGACGCGAAAAGCCCTGGCACCAAGGCCAATCGGGTGTACATCAACAAGAGGAAGCAGATGAAAGCCTGCTGGGGCATTGAGATACGGGAGGTGTAGCATGACAAAGCTGTTTATTGTGGATTCGCCGGAACAGCTGCGGGAGATTGCCCAATTTATCAAGGCAGGCAGCATATCCAGCGTTGCGGCGGTATGGAGCGCCACCAGAAGGAAGCAGGGTGGGTCATGTTCCTGGGATGGAAGGATCATGGTTTCCTTCTATACCAGCGGGAAAAGCCGAAATGCGGTTGTATTTCGTATTCCCGCTGCGGAGGAAACAGAGGAAATGGCTACTCTGAAATACACACCCGCGCTGGCATGGTGCTACGAGCACTTGCAGGAGGTGCGGCGATAAGGCTTTGAATGCAATGCCGGTATTTACCGGCCAGCATACGGGCGTAGCTCATGGTAGAGCGGCAGCAGGTGGGCGGCAACAAGGATGGATAAGAGCGCGCCGCCGCCCCATCAAGACAGCAGGATGCAGTTCAAATCTGCACGCCCGTTCCATCCGCCATATGGCGGATTATGGGGTCGCTCCCCTCCGACAATCGGACGGATTACAGACCGATAGCAACTGTGACACGACGGAGAGTGACGCCGACCAGCCCATAGCGAGAGGGCGGGAGCCAGCCCCAAACGCACTTCGAGAGGCGGAATTGCTGGCACAACATGGAGCGGCATACTGGCGGGCGCGGTATTCCTCATTATGCGGAGGACGCGCCGCAGGTTCGATTCCTGCCCGCTTCGCCAATGCTCCGGAGGCCCTGGATGGATGGCGCGACGGTTCGCCAAGCCTGTGTGAAGCGGGGTTCGATTCCCCAAGCCCGATGGTTCGACTCCTGACGGCGCGAGGTGCAAAACCGCAGGTTGTTCATTCAGAAATACGGATGGGTTTTAGGATGGCCTGAACGAAGCCCCCCAAGCTGCACGGCGTCGATTGCGGTTGTGGCGGTCAATCAAGAGGCAGTTTTCTCCGCCCCACGCCCGGAAAGGCGAGAAATTACAAGAAACGGAGGTGAGAAACAGGTGAGCGGGAAAATGAAGGTGCGGGAATTTGGCATTGAAGATGTGCGGATTCTTCCGCCCGGAGAGGGACGATGCCCGGTATGTGCTGCAACGCACGCGCCGGAGCTTCCCCACAACAAGGATAGCCTGTATTACCAGATGCGGTTCCGGCAGCAGCACGGGCGCTTTCCGACGTGGAAAGACGCGGCAGCGCATTGTTCGCCCGAGGTGAAGCGATTTTTCGCGGACGAATACGCCAAGCGCGGAATCAGCATCGACGTTGGACTGGACGACGGCTCGTGAATGATGACTGGATTCCATGCGGCGAAAAACAGCCGGTGGAGGCTGACGGCGATAAAAACGGGAAAATCTTCGTCTGGCATGCATTTCAAGGCGTGATGCTCACGCACTGGGATCGGCTGATGGAGAACCGCTTTCACGCTTACTGGATGCCGATTCTCCCGGCAACGAAAGACAAGTGGATTCTACGGGGAACGCGCCTGCCTACTGCGGCAGATGCGGACGCCTGCGGATGCGTGCTTGTATGGGATTGCCACGAGGGAAACCGCATTACAGGATGGCACCAACCGGCAAGCGACGGCGGCATAACGGCCTGGCAGAGATTGCCCGGCCCGCCGAGCGACTACCAATCGCTGATGAAGATGCAATGAAAAATGGCTGTATCTGCTCGCAACAGATACAGCCGGTGGGAATATCACTCACCGCTCGGATTGCATCAATTCCCGTCGCTATTTTACCACAAAAATCAAGTGTTTGCAAGCCTTCGCGGACACTGGAAGGGAAATAGCGTATGAACGAGATTGCGAATACACAGCAAGCAGGCCTTACCCCCATTGCTGTGCTGGCGGAGGAAGCGCGGATTTACAGCGAGAGCATGGCAATGAACATGCTGAATCTGGGCCGCGTGTTCACGGAAGCCAAAAAGCAGGTCGCGCATGGCGAATGGGGCGATTGGGTGCAGCGTTACAGCGGCATGAGCGCCCGTAGCGCCCAGCAGCTTATGGCGATCTATTCCCGGTTTGGTGATAAGCCCGCTTTCGCGGGCGTGGAAAAAAGCAAGATGTATAAGATGCTCGCGCTGCCGGAGGGCACGGAAGAAGCGTTTGCGGAGAAAAACGACCTCTCTGCCATGACGAGCCGCGAGGTCGAAGAAGCTGTCAAGCGCGTGCGGGAGCAGGCCAACGAGGAAATCAGGCGCGAACGTGCGGCCCGAAAGGCCGCTGAGGAACGCGCCGAGGAACTTTCTACCCGTCCCCCGGAAGTGCCCGAGGAAGTCAGCGCAGCGCTGAAATCCAAGGACGCTATGATCGAGCAGCAGAAGCAGGAGCTTGAGCGTATCGCCGCTACCGGCAGGGACAGCGTTGCCGAGGCGAACCGGCTGCGCAACGACAATAACCGGCTGCGGCGAGAGCTTAACGAGAATGCGGAGCTGCTGGAGGAAACCCAGCAGGAGTGCAACCGCGCCCAGGCGGAGTTGTTGAATTTGCAGAGCACCGTCGCCAAGGGCGATGCAGAGCGCACACCCTGCGACGAACTGACCGCCGACACTTTTGCAGCCGCCGTTCGGCAGTTTATCGGCACCTGTGCCCGAATGCCCCACATGGGCCGCACGTTTGGCATGATGCGTCCCGAGGAATACCACGTTTACGACGAGCTTTTACGGACGGTTGAAGGATGGGCCAAGGACGCGCGCAAGGCGCTTGACACCATCGGCTATGAGGAGGTTGAGATTTCATGACGAACCCCACTGAAAATATCGATCTCGCCATTCTTACGCCGGAGCAGGCGCGGGCGCTTCCTGCGCTGATCCAGCAGATGATGGGGCCTATCGTGGAAACCATGAGCAAACTGCTTGAGCACAATGCAGAATCCCTTGAACGGCTTGCAGGCGCGCAGAAGGTGCAGAATGATCGGCTGGAAGCATTGGAGCGGCAAATCCGGCTGAACACGCCGGTTACGCCCCAGCAGGTGCGCTATATGAATGACGCTATTCGCGCCAGGGCGCGAGAACTGCTTTTTAAGCGCGAAGTTGAGGATGCGCGGTCGATCAAGAAACTCGGAAACTTCATCCGAAAGGACGTGCTTGCCCGTTATGGCATTGGCGCTCTGCATGAGATTCCCAAGCACGAGTATACGGTGACAATGATGCAGATCGGCATGTGGAGCGATGCGCTGCGGATTCTCGACTGCGTAAAGGAGGCGCGTGCGCGTGCAGAAAAAGAGTGTGATCCTGCTGAATCGACTGCGGGTGCGCCTTGTTGAGCTACACGCGCCCGCCTGGATTATCAATAGAATCAGCGCCTATGTGGTGCGTAATTGGAGAGACGAAGCATGAATTTCAACGAGTATCAGAAACTTGCTCAGAGAACGAGCAATTCGAAAACGCCGACTGGAAAGCTCGAAAACGGCTGTTTGGGTTTGGCTGGTGAAAGCGGCGAATGCTGCGATCTGCTGAAAAAATTCTTCTTTCAAGGGCATGAGCTGGACAAGGCAAAAATGCTCGACGAGCTGGGCGACGTGCTGTGGTATATCGGCGAAACTGCCGCTGGAATCGGCGTGACGCTCGAAGAAGTAGCCATTCACAATATCGAAAAGCTGAAAACCCGCTACCCCGATGGTTTTTCGGCGGAACGCAGCCTGCACCGGCCGGAGTACGAGAACGGCTGATTCAGCATCCGAAGGGAGCGCACCATGAGCAAGGTGAATTTCATAAGCGAATTCAACCTGTTCATGCGATACGCACGGAATAACAACCTTTCCCTGCGCGAACGTATGCTTTGGATCGCTCTGTTCTATATCGCCAACGACCGTGCGACGTATAACGAGCAGACCCAAGAATACGACTGGCCTGATGGGTTTATTCCCGTATCAAATGGCGAGTTGAATTTGTATTGCTGCCTTGACAAGAGAGGGATTGACACGCTCCGCAACAGCCTAAAGCAACGAGGGCTGATTGACTTCACACCTGGTTTGAAGAACAAAAAGAACCCAACCTATCGGCTGTGCTATCTGAGCGTGAATGTTGGGTACAAAAATGTTCCCAACGATGTACCCAACAATGACACCAACAGTGTACCTAACACTGTACCCAACACTGTACCCAACGATGCACCTAACCCGCCCCCATTACCTAAATATAAACCATCCCCGGATGAAAACGAACTCCAGAACAGGGGAAAAGGGCATCGTGAGAATAGAAATGGCGGAGGGCGGGCCTCTGCCGTCGCGGATGTTGGCTTCGTCGATCTGGACGACGAGGACATGAGCAGCAGCGAATTTGTGCCGCTCCCCTGGGAGGCGAGGGCACAATGACCAAGCAGGAGGTGAATAAGCTGCTGGCTCTGATGAAAGCCAATTACAGCTACGCTTTCAAGAACATGAGCCAGCAGGATAAGCATCTGCTACTGAACACTTGGGCGTTTACACTGCAAGACCTGAACGCAGATGTGGTGATGATCGCTGCAATGCAGCTCATTTCCACCTCGAAGTGGCTGCCGACCGTGGCCGATATTCGGGAAAAATGCAAGGAGCTACACTACTCTGCGAGCTTTGGCAGGGAAGACGCGATGCAATGGGCAATCGACGAAGGGCTGGCGACACAAGAGCAGATCACAGCTTTTCAGCGCAGAGAACAGACGCGGCAATACATCGCCAATGCGACGAACCATCTGCGCGGGGACACGGATAAAAGCGCCGAGTTGACGCTGGACAGCATTCTTGGCAACCCGGCTTTCCGTGGGCTGGGCGCTGGGCAATCTGGCTTCGCCATGCTGGGCGAAGCGCAGCTTGAACTATCGGGCAACGACGGGAGGGATACGTTTGAACAAGGTGTTTCTGATCGGCAATCTGGCCGAGGAACCGAAGACCTCCATGACGACGGGAGGCGCGACGAAGTGTAGCTTCCGGCTGGCAGTGCAGCGGCGATTCACGAATCAGCAGACCGGGCAGCGCGAAGCAGACTTTATCCCCATTGTCGCATGGAGGCAGACTGGCGAACTGTGCGCCAAGTATCTGACGAAGGGCCGCAAATGCGCCGTCTGCGGGAGCATCCAGACGCGAAGCTATGACGCCAAGGACGGCGGCAAGCGCTATGTGACCGAGATTATCGCCGATGAAGTGCAGTTTCTTGGCAGTCCTGCCCGCCAGCAGGGCGGCCAGGCCGCGCAAGGCGAAACGCCTGACGGCTTTACCGCTGTCGAAGATGACGAATTGCCATTCTGACGGAGGTGTGATGGCATGGTGGAGATATTGAGCCGCAAAGAGCGCAAAGCGCGCAAGGCTCGACGCTGCGATATTTGCAATGGTGAAATTGCGCCCGGCGAAAGCTATATTCACAGCGTGCAGGCAGATGGCGGCAGAATCAGCGATTGGAATGAGCACATCCACTGCGAAGCGCTTGCAGAGCGCTATTGCATGGCCGTTGGTGAAAATGAGTACGACGCGGACGATGTGGAATGGTGGGCGCAGGAAGAAATCTGTTCCGAATGCGATAAGCGCGATGACGCTTGCGAGTACACGGCGTTGACCTGCCCACTCGTTCTGGAAGGGCTTCTTCCGCCGACGCTTCTGACCAACGAGGACGTGCGTAGACACCTTGAAGCGAAAGGGGCGAAAGCATGATGTCGGGAAGCCGGATTCCGTATAAGAACCCGGAAGGATATGCCGACCCAACTGCACATGCAGCCATGAGTACAGTGCAGAAGGAGCAGGATGCCGCCGATCTGCGCGTACAGAATTTCATCCGCGCCGTCAAAACCATCATCGACCAGAGCGGCTATGACCTGCTTGCACGGATAGAGATACGCGACCGGGCGACTGGCCGGGATTACCGATGACGGCCAGCCCAAGAGAGGCTTGAAGATGAAAAAGAACCTTCCAAGCTCCGATGCTCTGCTGGTTGCGATCCGCGCTAAATGCCTGGATTGCAGCGGCAACGCGCGGAAACTGGTGGAGCGGTGCAATATTGCCGATTGCCCGCTCTACCCTTACCGCTCGATACAAGCTGTTGGAGAGAAGCAGGAACAGCAGATGAAAATCGACGGGCAGATCGACTTGTTTGATGTTCTGAACGACATGAAGGGAGCCTGAACCATGGATAAAACTAAGATTGATTGGGCCGATGCAAGCTGGAACCCCGTAACGGGCTGCCTGCACGGCTGCGCGTACTGCTACGCGCGGAAGATCGCAGAGCGGTTTAGGGGGTGCTGCCTTGACCTTGTAGGCGATTCGTTTGTTGTGCGTGATGGTTGCGGCAAAGGGCCGATTTATGAGCTGAACAATCCTGTTTCCAAAGTCGATGGAATTGATCCGGTTCTGGGGAGCAAGGTAAGCAAAGCCCCCTATCCTTTCAGCTTTTCTCCGACTTTTCATCGCTACCGGCTGGATATTCCGGCCCACTGGACAAAGCCCCGCACCATCTTTGTATGCTCAATGGCTGATTTGTTCGGCGATTGGGTGCCGGGCGAGTGGATTGAGCAGGTGTTCGAGGCTTGCGAGGCAGCGCCTCAACACAAGTACCTGTTTCTGACGAAGAACGGGAAACGGTACCTTGAACTGGCGAGAAAAGGCATCATGCCGGACGCGGATAATTTCTGGTACGGATGCAGCGTAACACGCCCGGATGCTCCATTCTTTTTCAGCGACAAATACAAGACCTTCGCAAGTATTGAACCGATCCTGGAACCCTTTGATTGGGTGCCGGGGCTAAAACACATTGAATTGCCGGATTGGATTATCGTTGGTGCAGAAACCGGCAATCGAAAAAACAAAGTAAGGCCGGGAAAGGATTGGCTGGGCGGGATTGTCAATGGATGCGCGGAGCACAATATCCCGCTATTCATGAAAGAAAGCCTGCGTAGCCTGATGGGCAGCGACTTCCGACAGGAATTCCCTTGGGAGGGCTGACGGATGGAATTGCAGCAGAAAAGCAATGTCTATGCCGAGTGGCATCATCTTTGTGCTGAGTTACAGACGCTAATCGGGTGCGAGGACGCGAACGCCATTATCGGCATGGTAGAGCCGGAGGCCAATACATACCAGATCGACACAGCCTGCGCGCGGATGATATGCGTTATAAAGCTGGCGCAAGCAGGTGTACTTTCGAAGCAACTGATCTGTATGGTGACAGAACGAATGGAATGCGCCGCTTGCGAATTGGCAATGCGTTCCGGGCTGATATAAGGAGGAATACATGGGAGATGAAATTGTGATTGACAAATCCTTGCGCACAGCTACGGCAGAGCGCTTCGGCGATCTTATCGTAGTGCGCATGACGGGCGGTGGCGACTGCCTGTGGTTGAATATGTACCTTGACAAAACGACAGGACAGATGGTATGCGACAGCGATATTGGCAGTTATGCCTATCACTGGGGACGGCATACCAGCAAATCCCAGAGCTGGACGGATTTCTGCTGCCAATGGCTGTCCAACAGCGAGTGGCTACTGCGCAAGTGCTGCGGAGAGAAACATACGGAAAGGGCTTTTTCCGCAGGCGATAGCGCAGCCGCGCTGCGAGAAATGTACAAAGAGGCGAATGGCGAAGAATGCGACATGGACGATTTGGACGATGCAATCGATGTTGCTTATGCCTATGACAACGCGCGCAGTTGGAGTGCTGCATTGTGTGTAGCGGCAGACGAAAGAAACGTAGAATTGCCGGAGGAATGGTGGTGTTGTATGCGCGAGGACTACACAGCTTGGCAAAAGCGGTTCGCGGAAATCTGCCGAGAGGTGATCGTTCCGGCGATTCGATCAATGGAACCCGGGGAGGCGCGCAATGATGGCTGACAATGGTATCGTGTCGAGTTGCCCATATTGCACGCCCGGATTCAACGTGAAACTTGCGCAGAGAGCACCGGACGAAAGCGGCATTGAACTTACGTTGATCGGGATGCTCAAAAACACGTTGCAGGCAAGCGTAGTCGCTGATGATGGTATTGCCCGCGTGAAGGAGTATTTTCAGATCCATTTCTGCCCCATGTGCGGAAGAAAGGTCGGGCTATGAATCAGTGGAATATGGCTATACGCCTGATGAACTGCTTCCCCGGTAGCTTCATCAACCATAATGGAGAATTCATTGCGCACTTGAAGTCCAATACCTATTTATGCCTTGCCGACTGTGAAAGCGAACAGGACATTATGTGCAAGGTATTGGAATGGCTCTCGCGTGCCGCCAGCAAGGGAGAGCCGTACAGAAGCAATAAAGCCAACCAGAGATTCCAGCAGTTCATGCAGGATGGGATCAACCAATATCTCGGAACAACCTTTTCCCATAATGATTTTGATGAGATATATACCTACCTTGGAAACTGCTGCAATCATCAAAAAACATTGCGATTCCTTGAATCTGGATTTGATATGGCTCTGTTGCCAACAAGGGAGGTTGTATAGTAATGATCCACGTTGGAACCAGCATAGCGGGCCTTGAGGCGTTGAGCGACTACCGCCTGGGAAAACTGGCTCCCTGTATCAAGGTGGACGGCGTACCGCTGCGGACGGCAGCACAGGTGCGCAGAATGCTTAAAGAAGCGCGGGCGGCAGGGCTGGAAGTCCTTCCCGCCGAGGGCTGCGACAATTACGATTCCAGAGGCATGTGCAAAGGGCATACCAGAAAGGAGAGCAACGATGAATAGGCTGACGACGGATCACCCGCAGAACAATTTTGAAGCCATGATGAATCTGGTGTACGGCAAGGGTGGCTGGCAGTACATCCGGCATGGCGAAACGGAGATGCGGACAACAGATTTCTGCCTGATGCTGTGCAAGGAACGCGGATGCGTGACGCTTGAGAATCCGATGAGCGACGAGGAAAAGGACGAATTCCTTTGTGACTGCGTGTTCAATGGTTGTCCGATTGCTACGATTTATGCCGCTTTGAGCGGATTCGGGCATGTACGCGCGAGGCTCAAGATGTACGAGGACGCAGGCATAATGCCACCAAAGAGTGCGGAGGTGGTATAAATGAATTGGTCAAGCAAACATCAGCGAATTATCGTAGATACAGCCGAAAGGCAGATTGTGCCCATTCCCGGCCTTGCGTTTGGCTTTCCATACCCGGACGGAAGCGAAAAATGCAGACTGGTTATCGGCATCTTCTGGCTGAATTTCAGGATTCGCATCTTCTGCTTCAAAAGACGTCGGAAGCATGGACGTGACGAATAGTTATTGAGTCAATGAAACTAAGCAAAAGCGCGAACGCTCGCGCTTTTGCATGGGCAGGGATACGCCCAAGGAGGAATCATGAAGAATCAACCGACGAAAAGCGCAGAGCCGCGCGTCATAAAGAACAAAGACATTCTCCTGCTTTCGCGCGTGCTGTACATCATGCAGGATGTTTGCAGTCTGGAAAAACGCATCGTCTGGCAGAATGATCGTATGTACGGCGTGACCGCTCACATCACGGGAATGCCTGGCGGTAAGGGCGTTCCCAGCGGTTTCGACGCGGCATTTGCAGCTATTAGTGGGCTGAATGAGGAACATAAAGCGCAGATGCAGACGTATGTGCGGGAATTAAAAGCCGCCGAGCGCATTATCAACAGCATTCCAAGCCGAACCATGCGCACGTTTGTAGTGATGCTTTATGTGGATGATCTACCGGCAACGGTCGTGAGGCGCGAGCTAAATATGACGGAGTACGGCTTTGCAAGGGCCAGAGAAGCCATTGAGCAAGCGCGCGACATGGAAAGCGTCGTATGGCGCGAACGGTACATCCTTGAAAAAAATTCCTGATTTTCTCCAAAATCACTTGATTCACGACCCTTGACATGCTATAATGCTATTGTCGCGAGAGATGGGTAACGGGTATTCAAACCGTTACCCTTTTTGTTTACGAGAAAGGAGGGGTTTCGATGGCAAATCCGGGAGTTTATCTGGATGTTGACATAAGCGATGCGATGGAAACGATCAGTGCTTTGCGCGCTGTGCATACGCAGGCCGAGTTTGAAAAGCTGATGTATCGTGCGTTCAGCCGAACCGGCAGACATGTCAAGACTATCCTGAAAAAAGACCTGCCAAAGGAATACAATGCCAAGCCCTCCTGGATCGGCAGCCAGGTTGGCGCGCCGAGAACGGAACTCGGCGGCGTTGCTGGCGTCAGTTGCAGTATCCCCATCAAGGGCACGCGCGGCACCATCGGCGGCACTTTCAATGCCAGCGGCGGTGCTCACGGATGGAATGCAAAATTGCGCCGATATAAGGTTTCGGCGCAGATGGTAAAGGGCCAGAGAAGCACTATGCCGTCTCAAATGAGCCATCAAGGCGGGAACCCGCCTTTCCGCAACCTCGGCTCAAGCCTCGGCGGCTTGACGTTCACACGCACGACAGACGACCGTCTCCCCATTGCACGGGTAGCTGGTATCGGCGTACCGCAGATGCCGCTGAACCGCTCAGAGGATGATGTTCAGACCGACATCATGGACATGCTCATGAAACGTCTTGAGCATGAACATGAACGCCTGATTGCAAAGTGCAGGTGATTATATGGCTATCGAATGTACAAAAAAAGAGTTGGCGAGTATTGCCGGGTACAGTTACCGGCGCTTACACGACATCGACACAAGCCTCCCGGCGAACGGGAAGCTGTTTGCTAAAGGCGAGGGCGGAAAATACGACCTCGCTATTTTTGTGCAAAGATGGGTCAAGTATAACGTGGACACGGAAACGGCAGATGAAGCGTCGCTGGATGAAGTGAAGGCCATCCACGAGCGCGTGAAAACGCGAAAAACGGAGCTGGAGGTTGCACACCTGGAAGGAAAGCTCGTAGATGTTCAGGAGGTGCGCAAACTCTGGACAACGGTTGCCAATACCGTGATGCAAAACCTGCTGCGCCTCCCCTCGAAGATCGCGCCGCAGGTCACGATGATGGATAACATCGAGATCATTACGGGCATTATCGACGCGGAAGTACGCGACACACTGACAAATATTGCCGAAACCCCGCTCCCGGAAGAGGCGGCAGAGAGCGAAGAAGCGGAGGAAGCAGAGGACGAACAGGAGGGATAAGATGGATTTATCCGAACTCCTGAGAGCTACCTATGCCATGTTTCTTCCGCCCAAAGCGCAAACGGTATCTGAATGGGCCGATGAAAACCGCGTGCTGGTCTCAGAAAGTAGCGCTGAACCCGGCCCATGGCGAACGGATCGAGCGCCTTATCAGCGCGAAATCATGGACGCTTTTACCCAGCCCGGCATTTATGAGATCGTGATTATGGCTTCTTCGCAGGTCGGCAAGTCGGAAATTGAACTGAACATGATGGGCCGGGCGATTGATAATGACCCCGGCCCAATGCTCTATGTCCAGCCGACAGACAAAGTGGCCGAGGACTATTCCAAGCGACGCATTGCGCCGATGATCGCGGCCTGCCCTACCCTGCGCGACAAGGTATATAAGGCCAAGGGGCGCGATGCAGCGAACACGATCACCATGAAAACCTTTCCGGGCGGCAGCCTTGCCATTATAGGCGCAAATAGCCCGTCCGATTTGGCGAGTAAACCTGTCCGATATATCTTCCTGGACGAGATTGACCGATTCCCGGCCAGCGCAGGCACGGAGGGTGATCCTATCGAGCTTGCCGAGCGCAGAACAGAGACCTACCGGCACAACCGCAAAATTGTCAAAACGTCAACACCGACCATAAAGGGCGTGAGCAAGATTGAAAAAGCATACATGAAGGGCACACAGGAGGAATGGCATACCGAGTGCCCGCACTGCCATCAATACAGCTTCATACGCTTTGATGATGTAAAATTCGACCGGGAGAAATTCAAGGACGAAAACGGAGAAACAAACTACATCGTCCAGAATGCCCGATGGCAATGCCCTGTGTGCAAGCGGGAAACGCCGGAATATGAGGTGAAACGCTGCCCGGCAAAATGGGTTATCAAAAATGAACGCGCGCTGCAAAACGGCGTGCGTTCATTTCGTTTGAACGCCTTTATGTCCCCGTGGTCTGACTGGCGGGAAATCGCTCTCAGTTTTTTGCAGGCAAAAGATGATCCTGAAAAGCTCAAGGTATTTCACAATACCATGTTGGGTGAAAGCTGGGAGCTGCGCGACCGGAGCGGCGTCCCCGAAAAGCTATACGAACGGCGGGAACACTATAATGCCGAGGTGCCAACGGGCGTGCTGATCCTGACTATGGGCATCGACACGCAGGACAACCGCCTGGAATACGAAGTGGTCGGCTGGGATCGCAACGAACAAAGCTGGGGAATTGCACGCGGCATCATTCCGGGCCGCGCAGACAGCCCGGGTGTTTGGGAGGAAGTGGACGCATTGCTGGAACGCGAATGGCGAATGAAAAACGGGATGGCACTGCGCGTACTCGCAACTTTCGTCGATTCAGGCGGCCATTTTACGCAGGATGTTTACCGTGAATGCGCCAGGCGTGCCAGCAGGCGCGTTTGGGCCATTAAGGGCGAGCCGGGCGAAGGAAAGCCATATGTTCGCCAGATGAAAAGCGGCATCGGCATCAAGGGCGCAATAGGCTTCATGGTCGGCGTAGACAGCGGCAAAGAAGCGATTCTTTATGCTACCGGGGTTGAAAACCCCGGCCCCAAGTATATGCACTACCCTATCGACTATCGCTGCGGCTACGATCTGGAATACTTCCGCGGACTATTAGCCGAAAAGCAGGTAATTCACCGCAGGGGCGGCCAAAACGTTCTGGTGTGGGAAAAGACCTATGAACGAAATGAGCCGCTTGACATGCGCAATTACGCGCGGGCGGCCTATAAGTTTTTCAGATGGAACTTCGACAAGATCGAAGCGGCTTTATCTGGAAAGACCGAGGATGCGCCGATTACGAAAGCGCAGGCGGAACGAAAGAAACCGCGCCGCGTTATTTCCAGCGGAATCAAAATTTGAAGGGAGGGCCATAAAGCCTATGGCAATTACGAGCGCATACACGCTATCCGAGGCCAGAGAAATTCTTGAGCTTTGGAAAGAGTGCTACCGGGCGCTTGCAGAAGGGCAGGCCAAATCGTATCGCGTGGGTACGCGAGAATTTACGGCCTTTGACTTGCCCGAAGTAGCAAAGCAGATTGAAATTTTTGGCAATGTTGTGGAATCTTTGAGCGGCCAAGTGCGAACGACCCGCGTTGTGCGCGTGGTGCCGCGCGACCTGTAAGGCGGTGACGGCATGAATAAGCAAGAACCGAACCTGCGCGAACGAGCGCTTTTTTTGTTTTCGCCCAAGCGCGCAAATAAAGTGTACCGTGACCGCCTGCTGCGCGAAGGGCAGCAGGGTGGCGACGGCAAAAGCCGCATGGCCGCCACCGGCTACGGCAACCACGGCGCAAGTACGACCTTGAACAGCATGGCCGGCTGGCTGGTGGGCGGCGGCAGCGCTGAGGACGACATCGACCTTCACGGCGCGCTTTTGCGCCAGCGCGCACGCGATTTGTACGCCGGAGGCGGCCTTGCCCGGAGCGGCCCGGCGACGCTGACGACCAATGTTGTTGGCTGGGGCATTCAGCCCAAGCCCAAGATTGACGGCGAAGCGCTGGGCCTGACAGACGAAGCAAGGGATGAATGGGAACGCAACACGCTTCGGGAATTTCGGCTATGGGCCGAAAACCCGATGTGCGATGCAGAACGGCAGCAGAATTTCTATGGGTTACAGCAGCTTGCCTTTTTGAGCGAGCTGGTGAGCGGCGATGTGTTTGTTCTTTTTGGCATGAAGGAAAACAAGCGCACGCCCTATACCACCACGCTTCGCGTGCTGGAAGCCGACCGGGTATCTACGCCGGACAGCCAAGAGGGCGAAAGCGAAAGCACCGAGACAGAAAATGGCGGGCGCATTGTCGATGGCGTGGAAATCGACAAGGAAGGTGCTGTAATCCGCTATCACATTGCCAGCAGGCACCCCCTGATGGAGAATACCACAGCAGAAATTGAGTGGATTCCCATCGACGCTATCGGCAAGGATACAGGCTATCCCAATGTGCTGCACATCATGACAGTAGAACGCCCGGAACAACGAAGGGGCATTCCCTTCGTCGCGGCGCAAATCGAGCAGATCAAGCAGCTCGACCGCTATCTCACAAGCGAGCTTGCAGCCAACGTCGTTTCCTCCATGCTGACGGCTTTTATTGTCAGCGATGCCGATGACGGCAAACTGGGCATGGAGGATGCCGTAAATGAGGACGAAAAGGTTACTGACGATGAACTGAAACTGGAGCTTGCGCCCGGCGCGATTTACTCCATGCCGCCCGGGAAGAAGATTCAGGAGCTTAACCCCCTGCGCAACAACAGTGCATTCGAGAGCTTTGTTTCCACCATGGAAACGCTGATCGGCGCGAGCATGGGGATTCCCAAGGAAGTGCTGGTGAAAAAGTATGAGAGCAATTACACCGCCGCGCGCGGCGCGCTGCTGGATTTCTGGCGCGAAGTGCGCGTCAGGCGCACAGCTTTCAATTCCAGTTTCAACCAGCCAATCTACGAACAATGGCTTTCCGAAGCCGTTGCAAATGGGCGGATTGAAGCACCGGGGTTCTTCGATGACCCGGCGATCCGGCAGGCGTGGTGCGGCTGCATGTGGATGGGCGCGAGCATGGGCCATGTTGACCCGCTGAAAGAGGTCAAAGCCGCAACGGAACGCATCGCCAACAACATCACCACGCAGGAGCAGGAGGCCAGCGAATATAACGGCAACGACTGGCTGGCCAATATTCGCCAGCGCAAAAAGGAGCTATCCGCGCTGGCGGATGAAACAAGTACCAATAAAACGACAGGCAAGGAGGCGTAAATCATGCCGAATGGAGATTTTTTTCGGATTCGGTTCAGCGCACCGCGATTGAGCGCGGACAATAGCGAAGCCGAGATCATGCTGTACGGCCAAATCATTGAGGATATGCCGGAGAATTGGAAGTTCTCCAAGGAGGATAAAAGCGCAGCGGATTTCGATAAGGCCATCAAGAGCGTCAAGGAATCCGGGGCCAAAAAGCTGACGCTGCGCGTCAACAGCCCTGGCGGCATCGTTACGGAAGCCGTCGCCATGCGCGGTATTCTCTGCACGGCAGGTTTTGAAAAAATCAGCATCCGCATTGAGGGGCTTTGCGCCAGCGCTGCAACGATTATCGCCACTATTCCGGGCGCGCATGTCCAGATTGCGCCGGGCAGCGAGTACATGATCCACAATCCGTGGACGATTGACTGGGGCAATGCCGAGCAATTCGAGCATACCGCGCAGCATCTTCGCGCCGAAGAAGCAACGACGCGCGCCTTTTATGCCAAGAAAACCGGGCAGACGGACGAACAGATCAAGGCGTGGATGGATGCCGAAACCTGGTTTACGGCAGAGGACGCCGTAAAGAACGGCTTTTGCGATGAGCTGCTTGCCGAGGGTGACGACGGCACGGGGAAAATTGCCGCTTGCGTCACTCCGCGCACAATGAGCGCCATGAAAGCAATGTACAGCAATATTCCTTCCACGCTTTCCGTGCGCGAGGATCCCGCGCCGCAGACCAATGTCAGCAACACTGAGCCAGTAGTTGCCGCTGGCGTCGTGCCTGAAAATACACAATCCGAGGAGGAAACAAGCAGTATGGACATCACGAATATGACCCCCGAACAGCTCCGCAGTGAAAACGCTGCGCTGTATGACAGCATCATGCAGGCGGGCGGAGCGCAGGAACGCCAGCGGCTCCAGGACATCGACGATCTGACCCCGGCTGGCTACGAAGCCATGGCGCGCGAAGCCAAGGAAAACGGTACTTCCGCCATGGAGTACCACAAGGCCATCATCAAGGCGCAGCGTGAAAAGGGCCAGCAGTTTATCGCCCAGCGCGCGGCGGAAACCGCCGCAGCCAGCTCGATTAGGGGCGGCGCGAGCGAAGAATCTGCTGGCGGTGTCGAGCAGGAAATCAGCGCCAACGCCAAGGAAGTAGCCGAATATGCCAAGGCTGCCAGCGTGAGCATGGATGGCGGCATGTATTAAGCTGAATAAGGAGGATGAAACGAATGAGCATGTATGAAGTCATCGGAAAGAACGATCCCGAATATCTGCTTTCCGACCCGCAGTGCGCAGATGTGTTCGCCATCTCGTGCGAACCCGGCAACGGCGTTGTAAAGCGCGGCACTGTGATGTATCGCAAGACGAGCGGCATGTACGCCCCTGCCGTCAGCGTCAACGTGACGGCGAGCAATATGCTGGCCGTGCTGGATGAAAGCGTCGATACCGACGCGAACAAGGCCGTTGCCGAGGACGCGCGCGCCTATCGCGGCGGTCGCCTGATTTATGGCAAGGTGACGCTTGCCAATGACGCTGCGCTTTCCGCTGCGAACATCGCCGTCCTGCGCGGTCAGGGAATTGTGCTGGATCAGATGGACACTGCTGCTGCGTTTGCCAACGGCAAGGCCACTATTACCTATAAGGCCAACGGCGGAACTGGCGATGACGTGGTGGCCTATGCTGACTACGGCAGCACCTACGCCATTGCGGCGAACAGTTTTACGGCTCCGTCCGGCAAGACTTTTTCCAAGTGGAACACCAAGGCTGACGGCACCGGCACCGAATATGCCGCGAACGCCAACTACACTGCGAACGCCGACCTGACGCTGTTTGCGATTTGGGCCTGACGACCGAAGAAAGGAGAATGCAAATTATGCCTCTTGATATTTACAGCACTCGCGCACAGCTTGCGGCTATCGAGCTGATGCCGCGCGAGTATTCCTTCCTGTACGACACCTTCTGCGCCGATATGGGCGCTGTGGAGGATGATCGGGCGATTTACGACTTCAAGAAGGGCAGCCGCCAGATGGCCCCTGTGGTTCATCCGGGCACGGGCGGCGTGGTCATGAGCCGCAGCGGCTATGAAACCCGCGAAATCGGCTTCTGCACCATTGCTCCCGAACGTATCATCACCAATCCTGATCTTCAGAAGCGGGCGTTTGGCGAGGATATTCTCGGCGCAATGACCCCCGCCCAGCGTGAAAAGAAGATGCTCGCCAAGGACATCATCGAAATGCGCAAGGCAATTCAGCGCCGCCGTGAATGGATGGCCCGTCAGGTTCTTCTTACCGGCAAGCTGAGTGTGTTCAGGTATACCAACGAGGGCCGCGACATGAATACCACGCTGGTTGCCGACTACGGTTTCACTCAGAATTTCACGCCTGATACTGCGTGGGATCAGACCGGCGCGAAGATTGACGCGGACATGCACGAAATCTACGATCTGGTCTATGATGGGCTGGGCATCGTGGACAAGATCGTCATGGCTCCCGACGTGGCTGATGCGATGATCAGCAACAGCAACTACATCAAGCAGTTCGACGGTCGGAATATCGACATGGGCGAAATCAACACCAAGTATCGCGGCCAGGGCGTGCGCTTCATCGGCTGGAACAGCGACGGCGTGGAAATGTACTCCTTTGCGGGCCGGTTCACCGACGATGACGGCGTTGTAAAGCCGATTCTTCCCAGCGGCACGCTGATTGCGGGCGGTAATGGAATGCTCAAGTGCCTCCATGGCCCCGTAACGCAGGTTGAAGAAACCGGCCCCAACGCGCAGCATAAGACCTACGTCAAGAAGGAAGTGCCTCTGCGCTACGGTTCTATCGACAACAACGCCGTCAAGAACCGTATGACGAGCTGCCCGACCATTGTCCCCTTCAATGTGGACGCATGGGTGGTCGCCAACGTCCTGTGACGTGAGAAAGGAGCAGCCTATGAGCTATACCGCGAAACACTTTGTCAAAATCGCCGGGCGCATGTACACGCCCGGCGAAATTATTGACAATCCCATCCCGGATGATAAGCTCCAACGGCTTTTGCGTCTCAACGCAGTAGAGGCCATTGAGGCGGTAGGCGCGGAGCCTGCCACATGGAATGACGTTCCCGCGCACGAAGAAATGGACGCGCGCGACGAATTGCCGACCGACACTGCGCCTGACGAGGACGACAGCAGCGAAGAAGTGGAAATGCCTGAAATCGACGTGATGGACGGCGTTGTCACTGCTGAGGCACGAAAAGCCCCTGCCCATACGGCTAAAGCTGTCCGCCCCAAGAAATCCAGCGGAGGGAGGAAAAAGGCATGATGACGCTTCGCATGACCAAGACCGGCGAGACGGTCAAGGAAAACGACAGCTACGCCCTGCGACTGATCGAGCAGGGCAAGGCCGTAGTCGTTCACGATGAACCGAAGAGAACGCCCGCAAAAGAAAAAAGCGCAAGAGGTGATGCCTGATGGCGCTCAAGGATCGCATTCAGGCTGACGTCAAGCGCGTTTTTATGAACCACAGTCACTTTGCCGAATATCACACATGGAATGGCCGAAGATTTCAATGTGTGACGGATGACGAAACCGCCCTCAAGCGCAAAAACAACAACGTTGTTGATCTGAACTGGGATAACAACACGACCGAAACCCTTGTTTATACGCCCAAGGATGGTTTCCCTGGCCGCGCAATGCCGAACGAGCATGTGCTATTCGACAATAAGCCTATGAAGGTGCTCCAAGTGCAGGAGGATATGGGCATGTACTCAATCCTGCTGGTGAGCTTTGATCCCAAGGCGGTGAGAAACGTATGAGAACGACGGAACGCCTGCGTATGCTGAAAGCATGGATTGAAAAAGAACTCTGCGCCGGACGCATGATGAAAACAATCCCTCCCGACCATGACATTGCAAAGATTGTCCGGCAGGAGCCGCGCTGCTATCTTGCCTGGCAGCCAACAAGGCCGGATGAAACGGGAAACCTCGTCATTGATCCAATCAGCGTATGCCCTGGAATCCTCGTCATGCCTAACGCGAGCCATGCCAAGAACGTAGAAGAAAAGCGTTTCGACAGGTATTCCGGCGTGCATCGACCGCCAGAACTGGCGCAGACGCTATCGGTGAGCGTCCTTTTCAGCGTCTATGAACCGGGAATTCGGCTCCCCGGCTTCATCGACAGTGCGGACAGCCCCGAAGGGCTTGACATGAGCCTGTTTCAGGAAGGAACCGAAGAAGGGCTGATGACGCTGGTTGACTGGATGGACGATTGCGTTCAAAAACTGCTGGGGCAGAGATTTATCCCGCACAGCGATCTCTTTCTGAAAGAAGCATCCCTCGTTTACAGCCTCTACACCGACCAATCTTTCGTGGTGGACAAGAGGCCCATCTACTACGGATTCGTGAATGCGGAGTTTGCCTGTTACGCAGACGAAGGCACGAATCCTGCCATTGAAGAATTTTTGAAATAGGAGGAATAAATCATGGCTGATTATCTGCATGGCGCGTATGGTCAGATTCAGGCGGTAGGCACTAAGGTTGCCGCCAAGAGCCAGAACGCCATTGTCTATGTCGGCACCGCCCCCGTCCAGACGGTGGAGGGCGGAGCCAAGAACGTGAACAAGCCCATTCTGGTGAGCAATATTGCCGAGGCACGCAAATACTTCGGCTATTCCGAGGATTGGAGCAAGTACACGCTTTGCGAAGCGATGCACGCGCATCTGGAAAACAAGGCGGTAGGCCCGCTGGTGCTCATCAACGTTCTCGATCCTGCTACGCATAAGGCGACTACTGGTGGCACTAAGAGCCTGACCCCGGCCAATGGGCGCGTGACCATTGCTGACGCTGAGGACGCCGTTCTGGATACGGTGGCCGTGACCGGCAAAACGAAAGGCACGGACTACACGGTACAGTACGACTACAAGAAAAAGACCATCACGATTGCTGAAATCACCAGCGGCGGCCTGGGCACGGAAGCGCTCACCGTCACCTACGACATCGTGGATGCAACCAAGGTGGACGCTGACGACGTGATCGGCTCTACTGATGGCGCTGGCCTGAACAAGGGCCTTTACGCCGTGAAGAACGTCTATCAGGAAACCGGCTTTATCCCCTCTTTCCTGCTGGCTCCCGGCTTTTCCTCTGTGCCTGCTGTGCATACGGCGATGGTGCAGAACAGCGAAAAGGTCAATGGCCATTGGGACATCTACCTGATGGTGGACATCCCTATCGTGAACGCGCAGAGCCAGGCGGTTACGCTTGCATCGGCGAATACCTGGAAGAACGCGAATGGCTATACCAAGCCCAACGAAACGGTGTATTTCCCGATGGCGGAGGGCACGGACGGCAAGAAGTACCACCTTTCCGTTCTGGCAGCGGCCAACCTTCAGGAGCTGCTTGTCCAGCAGGACGGCATTCCCTACAAAACGGCCAGCAATACCGAGTGCGCCGTCATCCGCAATCTGTATCTCGGCGAAAGCTCCACGGGGCGCGTGTATGACGACTATCTGATCAACAACACTCTGAACAAGAACGGCATCGCCTCTGCCGCGTATGTAGGCGGACGCTGGGCCATCTGGGGCTGCCACAGCGCGGATTACAACCAGGAGGGCGGCGATCAGATCAATGTGTCTGAGACCAACCGCATGATGCTGTATTACATCAGCAACGACTTCCAGCACCGCCGTACCCGTAATGTGGATAAGCCGCTGACCTCCAACGACATCAAGACCATCGTTGCGGAGGAACAGACCCGCCTTGACGCGCTGGTAAAAATCGGCGCGCTGACCTACGGCGAGGTGCATCTGAACGCCGAAGCCGACGCCAAGAGCGACATCATGAACGGCGATTATACTTTCGCTTTCAACGTCACCACTACGCCGCTGGCCAAGAGCCTGACGGCCATCGTAAATTGGACGTCGGACGGCTTTGTGACTTACTTTGCCGACATCGCCTGAAAGGAGCTGAGAAACAATGCCGCAGAAAGTATATAACAACGTTGAGGGGCATCGGGTTATCGACAATGACCGCGTGGTCGAGGACGTGACCAGCGTTGCCCTGCCTACCATCGAGCATCCCACGGTGAGCATTTCCGCTTCCGGTATGGCGGCGGATGTGGATATGCCCAATACCACCCATATCAACGCCATGGAGTACGGCGTAAGCCACAACAACGGCGTCAACTGCAAGTATCTTGCCAATCCCGGCAAGCACTTTATCGAAACGCGCGTTGTGCGCCAGCGTTACAATGTGGCTGCTGGCGAGATCGAGCACGAGAGCGTAAAGGTGCGTGTGACCGGCGTCCACAAGTCCACGGAAAAGGGCAATGTGGAAACCGGCAATCCCTTTGGCAGCACGGATAAGTATTCCGTTCTGCGCTACGAGGAAGAAATCAACGGTGAAACGACGACCGTTATTGATGCGATGGCAGGCATCATCAAGTTTAATGGCGTCGATTGTACCAGCGCTGTTGAAAGCCTGCTGAATTAAGGCCCGATGCGCACGCCTGCAAATGCGCGAACGTTCGCGCATTTGCAGGCTATCAATAACGTAAAAGGAGAATCGAAAAATGAGCGAAGAAGCGATCAAGAACGAAAAGAACGAAGTCAAGGCAACCGAAAATGTGCAGAAGGTACTGGCCGGAGAAATCACCAAGGGCACGCTGAAACTGTCCACCCCCATCCGCGCAAAAAGCCAGGACGTTACTGAATTGCAGTACGATTTCAGCAAACTGACCGGTTGGGAATACGTTGAAGCGATGGACGCTGACGTGACCGCGCGCAACGTATTCAAGATTTCGAACAAGCAGGCGCTTTGCCTGTTTGCTGCTGCGGCAGGCAAGGCCACGCCGGACGTGGACGCCACCGACATCAAGGAACGTATTGGCGCTGTGGACGCGCTGAGAGCGGTACAGCTTGCCACGGTTTTTCTCATAACTTCCACGCGGGCAGCAAATCAGAATACCTAAAACGCATTGCAGATGCGTCGATTGCGAGCCATACGCCCATCAATGCTTTTCTGGATATGCCAATTCTGCTGTTTTACGACTGCGTGGCGGCAATCCATGAAGTGTTTGAAGCGCGGAAGAAGAAGTGAAGCGTCGGAGAAACTTTCCCCGACGCTTCACTTTTGGGCGAAAGGAGGTGCAGGATGGAGCTTTATTATCAGGGCGTGGATATTACATACATGGTAGATATCGTAAAGTGCATTCACCACGAAGCGTCGGGCGGGCGATGTGATTGCCTGGAAATTGAAATGGATCATGCGGGAGCATGGTATTCCTGGGGGCCGAAAACCGACGACGTGATCGTTGCTTCGATGAATGGCTACCAGACAGGCACACTTTATCTGAACACGATTATCCCGCAAAACGGAAGATTTCGGATATTCGCGACGAGCGTTCCGAGTGCAGCACGACGCAAAACCTGCGCCGCCTATGAAAACATACGCCTCAATGACCTGCTGGCATCCTGCGCTGCGGAATGTGGCATGGAAAGCGGGCTTTATGGGCTGGACGGGCAAATCCTGTATTCATTCCTCATGCGCAATGCGGAGGGCGCAGCCGCTTTTATGAACCGCATCGCAGATTGGGAAGGAGCCGCTTTTAAGACCGTAGGAGGACGATTTGCCGGAATCGGGATCCTGCAAATGCAAAAGGCAAGCGCGGCACAAAACATTGAAATCAGCGCAGAGCAGCCGAACGTGACCTATATCCGGCGCGACGACCTGAAATGGTCGGCTCTGACAATCAAGACCCCCTATGCCGAGTGCATTGCACAGGATGACGGGGCGAGCAGCGGCAATTACGTCACCATGACCCATTTACCGGCCATGAATGACGTGGAGGCGGGCCGCTGGGCACGCGGGCTTCTGCTTTCCAACAACCGCAAGGCCGAGCGACTTACTATTTCCATGGAGTTCAACGCTGGCTTTGCAGCGATGACCCGCGTCGATGTAAGCGGCCCTACGGACGCCTCTGGCGAATGGATTATCGACGAGGTTGAACACGACATGATCGGCAGAAAGAGCACAGCGACGCTTTTTCGGTGCATCGACACCATCAGATAGGCGGGCGGTGATATGGGCAAAATCGGCGGCCTTTTTATTTATCACGCAACGAAGCCTGGAAATTATCAAGAAAAGAATCAATCACTAAAAGCAAAGAAAATCACGGTCAAGCGCCTTATACGTTCCTATCTGTGCGATCAGGAGCGCAGCCGGTGCGTTGTGACGCGCCGGTGCGAGTGCCTTGACGTTTGCCAATACGGACGACAATATATCCAATCAACCAAAAACGAGGATGCACACAATGAGTGACTACGGAGCAGCGATAGAAAGAGGACGCATTATCTCTGCGGAAGATGACGGATACAGAGTTATGTCGTACTCGCGGGACGGCATCACAACGCCGCCCCTTCCTGCAATCAGCGACGCAACATACAAGGTTGATGATCGCGTTTATTTCTTCGTGTTTGAGGACGGGCACGGAGCTATTCTTGCGGCTTTTGATTGATTGAAAATGCCGCCGAAGCATCATAAAGAAAGGCGGTGAAAATATGGGCCAGCAAACCCTACAAACCATTATTGCCATCAGCGGGCGGGTAGATAACAGCTTCGGCCAGATCGGAGAAGCGCTTATTGGTCTCGGCTCGCAGATCGACGGGATCAGCCAGAAGATTATCGACTTCGGCAAGGAAAGCGTCGAGACCTACGTCAAGTACGATGACGCCATGCGCGAAACCCAGGCAGTCGGCGGATATACGGCGGCCGAAATGGAAAAGCTGGATGCCCTGAACCGGCAGATCGCGCAAACGACGACCTATTCCAACCTGCAAAGCGCAAATGCTATGGTGCTGATCGCACAGGCAGGCATGGGCGTTGAGGACACCTATTCCCTGCTGCCGAGCGTTCTTGATCTGGCAATGGCCGGAAACCTTGATCTGGCTGATTCGGTCGATTATCTGCTGTCAAGCCTGACGAGCATGGGCTATGGCATGGAATATGCCAGTACGCTCACCGATCAGATGGCAAAAACGGCAGCCATCGGCATGACAGACATCGACACGCTGGGCGAATCCATGATGCGTCTGGGCAGCGCCAGCGGCGAATTTTTTTCCAGCAGCGAAGAAATTCTGACGATCCTGTCGGCTATGAGCCAGTTCGGCCATGACCAGCGCGGCGCGCAGGCGGGCACCTGGCTACGAAATTTCATGCTGTCCTTGGCGGCCCCTGCCGGGAGCATCGACGACATCGTTGATGCTATGGAGCAGCTGGGTATTGCTCAGGAGGAAATCGACGCATACGCCGAAAATAAAAGCAATGGACAGGCGGCTATGGCCGTGCAATCCCTGATGGAGCAGGGATTGAAGGTCTATGACGAGCACGGCAAGCTGCTCCCGGCCATCGACATTATCAAATCTCTGCGCGATACTGTGCGCGGCAGCGCGGAATACTCGCAAGACCTGACGGAGCTGACCGGCGCGCTGAATGCTGCTGGCGGGGATATTGATTCCTTTTTGGCAAATACGGAAGGGCTGACGGACAACGCTCTGTACAACGTATTTGCAAAGATATTCGGCAAGCGCGGCATCACTACGGCTATGAACCTGATTTCCATTTCCGACGAGGAATGGGATCAGACGTTTGCTGAAATTGTAAATGCGGACGGCTTCGCACAGAGCATGTCCGATACCATGCAGGGCGGCCTTGGCGGCGCGTTGCGCGAATTAGAAGCGGCATATACTGAATTTCAGACCACCATAGGCGAAAGCCTCGCCCCTGCCGTGGAGAATGTGGCGGTATGGCTGAAGGAAATCGTCACGGGCCTATCCAATATGGACGAAGGCACGCTTGATGCGCTGGTTTCCGGCGTGAGCGTTATCGCCGCCGCTGGCCCTGGTCTGCTGCTTGCGGGCAGCGCTTTCCGGCTGATCGGCTATCTGCTGACCCCTGCCGGTGGTATTGGCCTTGGCCTTGTGGCGCTTACTGCTGCTGCTGCGGCAGTCAAAGAGCTTTCGGAAGCAGATATGGCGGGCAACTTCGGGGATATGAAGCTGGACGCTCAGTCGCTTTCGGAATATGTCGTGGGGCTTGGTGCTGATTTTAAGACAGCATATAGTGAAGTCAATGAGTTCAACGCTGCTCTTGAGCAGAGCGTAACCGACTATACGAACGCCAGCCAAACCTTTTCCAGCGAATTGTTGACGGCCATGCTGACGGGAACGACGCTGACCGAGGATGCAAAAACCAAGCTGCAAGGGCTTGGACAGGATATGTACAAATCGCTGGTCGAGGGCATCAATAACTCGACCGCCGCCAGCATGAGCTATTTCGAAATGCTCTTTGGCGGCGAGGGAACAGCGGAGTACGATCCACAATACCAGGAAATTATCAGCCTGACCAATCAAAGCTACCTCGACGCGCTTGCAACCGCCGAAAGGCTAAGCCAAGGCTTGCGCGATGCGCTGACGAGCGCTTTTGATGACGGAACGGTATCTGCCGACGAGTATGCCGAAATCCAAGGCTGGATGCAGAGCTACAACGACGCCATGTCTAAGGCAGCGGCGGAGGCACAGCGGGAGCAGGACTACGTTACCCAGCAGATGCTTTTCCACAAGGCGCAGACCGCCAGCTATGACGAAATCAAAGAACTCGCCAGCGAGGTGCAAACTGAGCGAGACAGCCTGCTTGCATCTGCGGAAGAAGAATATCTGAAAGAGCGCTTCAAACTGGAATATCGTGGAGCCAGTGAGGAAACGCTTAGCGCGCTTGACGCACAGTACGAACGTCATGTTACAGAGCAGAGCGCCAAATATGATGGAATACTGACGCGGCTGTGGGAATCGAGCATCGAACAAAGCGATCTCGGCACGGCATATGGCGAGCTGGAAGGGCTGGCCGACCGCGTGCTTGGCGGAGAACTGTCGGCAGAGAGCGCCGTGAAACTGTTCAAGGACGCATACGGCAACAATTCTCTGGCTGGCGAAGCGGACTGGATGGGAAACAATACCCGAACCCAGCTTGGCGAATACCTCGCACGCATGATTGCCAGCTACGGCGGATACGAGGGGCTTACGGCCAAAGCCGATTACTATGATAGCGTCGGCGATACAGAAAGCGCAAACAATCTGCGCAGACTGTACGCTATGCAGCAGATCAACGACAATTTTGCCTCCACCGGCGTGTTGAATTACAATGGCGTGTTGGCAACTTTGTTCGGCGACAGCACGATTTTTTCCTCTGCGGCAGACGAATACGGCATCATGCAGGCGCAGAAGTCGCCCTTCCTGGAATATATGCAGGATTATATATCCAGCTATACCGCAGAAACCGCCCGGCAGACTGCCGCTGCATTCAGCGGAGAAAACGGCAGGATGGATGACTATCTGGCCGAGGTCGGAAAGGGTCAAAACGCGAATGATGTAAACGGCGCATGGAGCAAAATGAGCAAAACAGCTCGCTCCGAGTATCAGCGCATGGTCGAATCGCTGAGAGCTGTTTATGATTTCGACAAGGTGCTTGCGGACGAGACCAATGTATTCGCACAGGATGGCAGTGCATTCCAGGACGATGCAGCGGTCTATTCCCTGCTATACGGCAATGCGAGCCGTGATCTTGAAAAATACAAGATCACGACGGAAATTGATCCTATTCTCGATGAAGGGGCCATGCAAGATGCAGTAGGCGATCAAACAATTACGATACCGGTCGAGCCGGAAGTGACCGAATACTCCACAGAAATTGCCAAACAGACCATTGCTGCGGTTGGCGGCGGAATGGACGCATATCTTGCTGAAATTGGCAACGGGCAGGACGCGCGCGACGTGAATGCAGCGTGGAGCGAAATGAGCCGCGAAGCCCGCACTGAATATCAGAACATGGTTGACGCCTTGCAAGAGGTTTACGACTTCGATAGGGTGCTTGCGGGCGAAACGAACATGTTTGCCGAAGCAGGCAGCGCATTTCGGGACGATGCGGCGGTCTATTCCCTTCTGTACGGCAATGCGAGCCATGATCTTGAGAAATATAAGATCACGGCAGAGATTGATCCCGTTTTTGACGAAGGGGCCGTGCAGGACGCGGCAGGCAGCCAGGAAATCAAGGTGCCGGTCGAGCCGGAAGTACCCGAGGATACCGGCGAACTGGAAATGCCGTCTACCGTAACCGGCGCAGCAGAAGCCGCGCAGGCGGCGCATTCCGACGCGCAAAGCGTGATGGATGATCCGCTGGCACAGGCGGTGCATGTGAGCGACAACGGCAGCGCGGCGGCCACCAGAGGCGCGATTGCAAGCACGTTCAGCACGCCCATAACGCAGTATATTAACGTTGTGCAGCGCGGCGGAGGCGGCCTGATGAACCGGCTTGCCAAGTACGCCGATGGCGGGCGCGCAGATGAACCTTCCATCTTTGGTGAAGCTGGGCCGGAATGGGCGATTCCGGAAGAGCATTCGGAACGGACTGCATGGCTTTTGGATGCGGCGCGACAGGCAAGCGGCTTTACATGGCCGGAACTGCTGACGCGCAACGGCGGCCTGAACGCAGGCGGAGGCAACACGCCGTCGCAGCTTATCTATTCGCCCACGATCATTGCCAACGATGCAAACGGCGTGGAGCAGCGTTTGATCGAGGATAAGGCCCGACTGGAAAAATGGTATCAGGATAAGCAACTTCATGACGATGTGGAGGTGTACGCATAATGGCTGAAATGAGCGGCTATATGTACCAATGCAGCGCGGGCGAAACTTTCGACAGCGTTGCATTGCAGATATACGACGATGAAAAGTATGCCTGTGATCTCATGAACGCAAACCCGCATTTGGTTACGAAAAGCGTATTCGACGGCACGGAATCGCTTTTCCTTCCCGTCGTGGAAATCAAAGAGGACGAACGGGATAGCGAGTATATTCCCGCTTCGGCCTCCTGGAAGGAGTGATGCACAATGCCGGAAGTGGGCAAATGGAACAGTCATACCTTTGTTGTATCGCCTAATGTCATTCGAAGCTTTACGGGGTTGACGATCAAAGGATCGAGCGAAACCGAAGATAAAGAAACGGGCGGCCAAAAGTATGTCAGCTGGAAAAGCGGAAAACCTGCCGAAATCTCCCTGACGGTTTTGCTTTCTGCCCTGACGGGCAATGATGTACGCAATGAAGCCCTGGCGTTCGTCGATGAAGCGCGACGCGGAAGCCAGGGTTATTTTTATGTCGGTGGGAAAAAGCTGGTGACATGCCAGCTCATGCTTACTGACGCAAGCATATCGGAAACGCAGATTGCCAGCAATGGCGTATGGGTGGGATGCAAAGTGCAGCTTACCTTTAAGCAATCCGGCAAGTACGACGGCGAAAGCGGCGGAAGCAGCAGCAGCGGCGGAGGAAGCAGCGGCCGTTCTTCTGGCGGAAGCAAGAAAACCAGCGTGAAGAAAAAGACCACCACTTCGAGCGGCATTCTTTCAGCCGTTAAGGGGGCTGTCACCGGCGCGATCAGCGCGGCCAAAAAGGCCATAAGTGCCGTGGGCGCAATTGCCGGCATATCCAAGGCCGTTTCCGCAATCAAACGAATCACGAATAATGCAAAAAAGCAATCCAAGACCACAAAAAAGAAAACTACGCCAGCAAAAAAAGTCGTTCCTGCGAAAAAAAGCAACAAAGTCATGCGTCTGTTGAAATGAGGTGGAGATATGGCACAATATCAGATTACGAACCAGCCTTCCCCCATCGACTTTGAATGCAACGACGATATTATCCTGCGGACGATTCAGAATGCGAAAAATCTGCTGATGTGCAAAATGGGCGAAATCCCCTATGACCGCTATCGCGGCTTTGATCCTGCACTCTATGATCTGCCCATACAGGATTTTCAGGAAGCTCTTTTGCCGGAGCTTGACCGCGTTATGCTGTGGGAGCCTGACGCAGAAGTGGTCGATGCAAGTTGCGAGCTGGATAAGGACGGCAACATCATTATCTACGCAACGATTGAGATTGATATTGACGAGTAAGGGGGTGATGACGAGTGGACAACACGGAAATCCATTATCTGACCTATAATCCAGATGAAATCTGGAATGAAATGATCACGGCTTATGTGGAAGCAGGAGGCGATGTACTTTATCCTGGCGATGAAAAGGAAATGCTGCTGCGCGGCGCGCAGGCCATGATTACCCAAGTGTTTGCAGGCGTTGACGCTGCGCTGCGCATGGACACGCTGCGCTATGCCGTAGGTGAGTATCTGGACATCTACGGAGAAAAGCGCAACTGCATTCGCATTCCAGCACAGGCCGCGCAAAGCAAGGTCAAAATCACCTTCAAGGCAACTGGAACAGCCAGAACCATTGCGGCAGGTACGGCGCTGACGGCTGACGGTGAAAAGATGTATCTGCTGGAGGAAGACGTCCAACAGACGGGCTATGAGCAGGAAATCATTGCCGCAATCATATGCCAGCAGACAGGCGGCGCAGGTAACGGCCTGCTTACGGGTACGCAGATGCAGTTCATGGTGCCAAATCCTGCTGTTGTGAGCGTTTTCGTTACGGAGAGTGCCAGCGGCGGGCAGGACGAAGAAGATGATGACACCTACCGCGAACGCATCCGCGAGTTTGGCCTTATCAATACGACGACCGGGCCGGAAAACCAGTACGAAAGCGTAGCAATGAATGTCACCAGCGAAATTGTTGACGCCAAAGCCTTGAACCTTGGCGCTGGCAAAGTCGGCGTATACCTGATTCTCGCCAGCGATACCGGCGCGGACGCGATTCTCGCCAGCGTCGCCAATGCGCTGAATGCGCAGGACGTTCGCCCCTTGACCGACACCGTAACCGTGCAAAAGGCGAAGGAAAAAGCCTATACGCTGAAAGTGAAGTACGCGCAGGCGACAGGAAGCAACATCGCCGCCGCGCTGTCAAGCGCCATGAAGGAATACCAGACATGGCAGGACAACACGATTGGCCGGGCATTCAACCCGGACAAGCTCATGGCGATGCTCTATCAGGCGGGCGCTACGCGCGTGGTGTGGGGCGACGGCAGCGCCTTTGACGGCGGCGACGTGACCTATACCGCCGTCGCTGCGGATACGCGCTGCAAGGGAAATATCACGCTGGCGGTGATGACGACATGATCGACTTTTCCATCATGCAGCTTTTCCCGGATTTCCTACTTGCCGACAAGAATGGCTTTGCCATGGCAAAGGCCATTGAAAAAGCCCTGCAAATCATGTGCGACACGGTACAGACCGGCGTTGACACCGTGCAGAACGTCGATAAAATGCCGGAATGGCGGCTGGATGAAATGGCCTGGGAACTTGGATGCCTGTATGACTACAACGCCAGCATCGACGCAAAGCGCAAATGGATTCGGGACGCTACGCCACTGTTCGCGGCCTATGGCACGCCCCAGGCCATCTACAATTTCCTGGAAGGTTTCTTCGACAGCGTAGAGGTGGAGGAAAACTGGCAGTACGGCGGAGACGCATTTCATTTCCGTGTGACCGTATCGGGCAAATGGACAGACGCCAATGAGACGTGGGCACGCATGGCGATTGCAGCAGCGAAGAACGTGCGAAGCGTTCTGGATAGTTTGGCCGTGGGCACAAGCACCGTTATTGTCGTACACGGCGAAGGGAATGTGCTCGCCAAATTTCCTTACGTCATGACTGGCCCGGATCGCCTTGCAGGCACCTGGCCGCAGGAAAACGTCGTCGGCAGGATCACGAGCGGAAACGTTACAATCGCCGCAAAGGATGCGCGACCCTATTCGTTCCCTTATCCGCTTGCCGGAACCAAGCCCCAGGAGAACACCATTGGCAGGGCCGTTTCGAGCGCCGTTATTGCCAGCCATGCCGCCGAGGGACATGTTTTCCCGTATCCTGCGGCGAGCGAAAACACTAAAAGCGGCACCATTCCACAGGAAAACACGCTGGGCGTAATCGCCAAAGAGGATGCCGCCGCCCAATCTGACGGAAAGGCCACGGCCTTTTCATATGCACCGTGCGCAAGCGAGAAGCTATGCGGCGATGACGCACTTTAAGGGAAGGAGGAACCCGAATGCTGACGACCAACGCCCTCAACTCGCTGCGCAATCACCTGAAAAACAGCATTGCGTATGCCAAGTACAAAGTCGGCAGCACCTACTATACGGCGCAAATCGAAACTGCCGAGGTGCTGGCCGACGGTCGGATTGCCGTAACCTTTATCATCGACCATACCGTTGCGGGCAATATCACTGTAACGGAGGTGCAGCTTTACGACCACAGCGGCGTGCTGTGGGCAAGCAAAGCTGAGAGCATCACGCGGAAGGATGCCCAGGAAGGTATACTGTACCGCTTCCGCTTCACCATCCAGGAAGAATAGAAGGGAGGGATGACGCATGGCTTACAAACGCACGAATTGGAAGGATCACGTTGTTGAACGCCCCCGGACGTATACCGAGGCGGCCAATAGCGACGGCAGCAAGACCTTTACACCGGCCCCCGGTGAGGTATTGCAGCAGGGAACCCCGCAGAGCGCGACCAACTTCAATAATCTTGAAGAAGGTATGCTGCATTTCTCCGTCGCTTTCGATTGGATGTTCAGCATCATGCAGGCGCAGGCGCGCGAAATAACCACGCTCAAGGAGCAGGTTGCGACGCTGGCTGCGTCCACAGGCTCGTAATTCTGGAAAAGGAGGAACCGCATCATGGAGAATGACGAGATCATGCAGGAGCCTATGCCTGAACCCACGCCGGAGCAGCACGAGGAATGGGAGGCAGAGCGCAAGGCCCACGAAGAAAAAACTATGGGGCCGTATCGTGAAGCCGCGAAGCAGCGCAACCAGAGCGCGGCGATTATCGCCGAGCATGACGAGCTGCTGGCGGACATGCTTTACGAAATGACCATGAATGAAATTGGCGGAGAGGAGGAGCAGAGCGATGGCGTATAAACTGATGAAGCGCATTATTGCGCGGGACGTCAAAAACGGCACGCTGAACAGGGCTGCGACGATGGATAAATTGGACGCTTTCCTGGCTGCCGACCGGCTGACCACGGCGGAGTATCAGGAGCTTGTGGCGATGATGGGCGATGAATAAGATCATCGACAGCATCGCTTTTTTCATGCTCAATCGGCAATATCAACATGATTTAAAAAGATTGGAGGGTATCGAAATGACTTACAAGCTGATGAAAAGGATTATCACCAAGGGCGGCTATGACCGCGAAAAGACGCTGCTCAAGCTGGATGTTTTTCTCATGGCTGACCGCATCACGGCGGAGGAATACCAGGAACTTGTGGAGCTGATGGGCGGTGGCGGCAATGAATAATTCGCCGCTGGAATTTCTGGCGCGTCAGTACGACAACGTAGTAAAGTATGACGCACAGGGCAACCCCAGCATTTTTGTCAAATTCCCGAAAATGAAATCCAAAGACCTTGATTCTTCCCTGCCTGACCACACGCACCCGGCGTTCATCGTGAACGGCGTTGAACAGGATTATATCCTGCTGGGCAAGTATAAGGTCGCGTCCCTGACGGGCAGCGGAAGCGACGGCGGCACGCTGTACAGCCTGCCGAACATGCCGCCCGCGCATACGAGAAGCGCCGATCAGTTTCTTGCGCAGCTTCGCGCGTTTGGCGGCGGCGTGAGCGGCATGACGGTTGCCGACCGAGGTTTCCTGCTCCTGCTGGCGCAGAAGAACGGCTGGAACCCGGGCGGCAACAGCGACTACGGCCATTGCTACAAGGACGCGGCGCGGTATGAATTGGGCAAAGCCGTCACCGTCGGCACGAAGCGCGGCTTCCGTGGCTGGCTGTACGAGTGCCTGATCGCCCACACCACGGCAGTTGAAATCTACCCGGACGTCGCGCCGCTGTACTGGAAAAAGCTCAAGCAGATCGGCGGCACGGAAGCCTATCCGACCATGCACGACAGCGGTCAGAACAACCTGATTCTGACGTTGAACGGCTCCGGCCCGCTGGACTGGTACTTGGACGGAATGCCGGGAAGCGTTTGCGACATCGTAGGCAACCAGTTTGAGCAGGATTATGGCTACCGCATCGTTGCGGGCGAGCTGCAAATCCTCGAAAACAACAATGCCGCAAGCCCCGAGGCCGATCTTTCTGCCAGCAGCGCCGCATGGAAAGCGATCCTGCCCAACAGCGCCGACGACGGCTATACGCTGGTCGCGCCCGGTACGACGGGCACGCTGCATTGGACGTGGGCCAACAGCAAGATTACGTTGGACACGGTTGGCCCGACCTTCGACAACGAGTATCGCGGCACCAGTTTCAAGGATTTGGTCGCCAACAGCACTCATCTGCCGTATATTCCGCACATTGTCCGTGAATTGGGCCTGTTCCCAACCTCCGGCAGCACCATGAAGGGCTATTACTACATACAGTTTACGGAGGCCGAGCGTTTCCCTCGGCGCGGCGGCGGCTGCGGCCACGGCGGCTACATCGGTTTGGGCGACGAGAATTGCGGCAACCCGCGCTCCAGCGCGTACAGGCACTATGGCGCTCGCCCCCGCTCCCTAACCTGAATCCCTGATCCCTGAAATCTGGAACCCTGAGGGGGTGCGCGATAGCGCATCCCCCGTTTTTTCGGAGGAAATATGGCAACGGATTTTTCCAATATCGGCCCAACGTGCCAAAAAATCGCGGACATGATGCAATTCGGACGCGAAATTGTGGACAAATGGCCCCGTTTCTACCGCGATGACCTGGGCTTGGACATTAAGCGGGAAATGCGGGAAATGCTGCGGCTTGCAACGAAAGCAAGGCTGAAATACTACAACAAGACTACGTTGCAAGAGCTTGATACGGAAAAAGAAAACCTGAAAATCTACCTGCGCGAAGCGAACGCCACGAAATTCCACGACAAGCGAGGCGAGCAAAGAAAACTGCTCTCCGATCACACATACGGCGTATGGAGCGAGAAGGTCGTAGAAATCGGGCGATTGGTCGGCGGGTGGATCAGCTCCATCAAGAACGAAAAGGACGGCGAGAAGAGCAATCCGGCGCGGCGATAAACCGCGCCTTTTGCAATGGGAATGTGCCGTGAATTGGGCTTGACCTTTTTAGTCCGGTGGTTCAGCGTTTCCCTCGGCGCGGCGGCAACTACAACAACGGCGGCAACATCGGTTTGGGCTACGAGAATTGCAACAACCCGCGCTCCAACGCGAACAGGAACTATGGCGCTCGCCCCCGCTCCCGACATCATCAAAGTGCTGCACGGCTACGCACCGTCAGCCTATTTCTTTGCACGGGAGGGGTACATTCCCTTCCGGCCAGCCATGGCCGGTAAACGAAAATCTCTGCGCATGACGGGCAAGGCCCGCGCGGGGAATCGCCGTGAAGCGCCCGGAGGGGCGAAGGGCCGAGGACTGCGGCAGCGCGATACATGGCAGTCAACGTCCAGCGGAAACGCCACGCACGGCAGAACGGAGGCGGTCATTTGGAGAAGCTGTGCAATCTGAAAGACCACATCTGTTCCTATGAAAACCTGCTATCCGCCTACAAAGAAGCAGCGCGTGATAAGCGGTATAGGAATGAGGTCATTGCGTTCAGCTTTAACCTGGAGGAAAATCTCTACGACATCCGGCAAGACCTGCTGAATCAGACGTACACAGTGGGCAACTACCGGGAGTTCTACGTCCACTATCCCAAGGCCCGGCTGGTCATGGCGCTGGGCTTCCGCGACCGAATTGTCCAATGGGCGATCTATCGCCAGATCAATCCATACATGGACAAACGCTTCATCCAGCACTCATATGGGTGCCGCAAGGGCAAGGGCACGCTGGCGGCGGCGCAATGCCTGCTGAATTGGGTACAGCTCATAAGCCGCAAACCCGGAGCGAAGGATTGGGCCATCATCAAAGGCGACGTCAGCAAGTATTTCTATCGCGTAGATCACGAAATCGTAATGCGCATCTACGCGGAAATATGCGACGAGCCGTGGTTTCTCTGGCTGATCGGAACAATCATCAACAATCCAGACCTTCCTTTCGGGCTGCCGGAGGGCGTGAGCATCGACAACTGCCCACGCGAAAACCGGCTGTACGATGTAGGAATGCCCATCGGCAATCTCACAAGCCAGGAAACGGCCAACATCTACCTTGACCGGCTCGACCAGTACGCGAAACACGTTCTGCGGCTGCACTTCTATGTGCGATACATGGATGATTTTATGATTATCCTGCACGCGAACGATGCGCGGCGAACGCTCGACGACATCGGGCGCTTTCTGGATGAAGAACTGCATCTTGCAATCAGCCCCAAGAGTAAAATCCTGCCTGTAACGCAGCCTGTCGAGTTTGTGGGCTATATGGTATCGCCGCACGGCCTGCGCCTGCGGAAGAAATCGACAAAGCACATCAAGCACAGTCTAAAGCATAAGGAAACGCAGTATGCCGAGGGGGAATGCACGCTCGACGAGGCTTTGAACACGGTCAGAAGCTATTGGGGTATGACACTGCACTGTAACGGCGCGAATCTGCGCCGGTGGATTGAGGACAACATTTCGTTTCAGAGAAAGGAGCTGCCCATGCAGATCCCCGAGGTGAAGGAGTTCCCTGCGGCAGGCGGCGGGCGAACATTTTACAGCCTGCTTGCCCAGGAGGACGGAACAGTAGACGTATATCTTACGCCTGACGTCACTACCTACGATACGAACGAGGGCGTGCGCGAGTATGACATCAGCGTGCGCATCGTGCGTGGCGTAGTGCCCTGGGACGGCATGGAGGACGATATACGCGCCCGCTATGACGCATGGTGCGACAGCGCGGAGGTGGTAAACCTTTGAGCGCAGCGCCACACAGAAAATGTCAAAGAGAAAGGAGCGATGAACGGGAGCATGAAGAAGATTGCCGACATCAGCCATTATCAGGGAAGCATCAACTGGACTGAGGCGAGGAAGGAGCTTTCCCTCGTCATCTTCCGCGCCAGCGTTGGAATGAAGCAGGATCAGAAGTATTTGGAAAACGCTTCGGCCTGCGGAATCCCCTATGGCGTATATCATTACGTCAAGGCCGGTACGGTGGAGGAAGCAGAGCAGGAGGCGCGCTTTTTCGTCGAAAGCGCCAACCGGGCGGCAGGCAAGCCGCTCTTTTATATTGCGGATATTGAATACAAGGCACAGACGGCAGCCACAACCGAAGCAGTCTGCGTGGCATTCTTAGAAACGCTGCGAAAGCTCGGCTGCGCGAAGATTGGCCTGTATATCAATACCCGCTACCCGTGGGCAGGCACGGCCATCAGCATGTGCGACATCATGTGGATTCCCCATTGGGGGAAAAACGACGGCGAAGTGCCTGCCGCGCAATATATGCCCAAGCACGCCTGCGATTTGTGGCAGTACACCAGCAAGGGGCGCGTTGCAGGCATAAACGGAAACGTCGATCTCAACAAAATCATCGGCAGTAAATCGCTGGAATGGTTTACCGGCCAGAAAGAGGAAAATATGAGCGATACGAACAGGGCGCAGGTGCCGTTTACCAACGAGCACTTCGTCGCCTTTCTCCGGCAAATGGTTGGCGCGCCCTACTGGTATGGGACGTGTATGTACAAATGCACCGAAAGCCTGCGCGCCCGGAAAGCAAAGCAGTACCCGTCGCACTATGGATCGAGCCGCACGGCGCGCTATAAGCGCGATATTGCGGGCAAGAAGGTCTGCGCTGATTGCATCGGCGCGGCCAAGGGCTACGCTTGGACGAACGGCGGACAGGGCGTAATCGAGGCAATCGGGACGGACAAGAGCATCACCAGCAAATACGGCTCCAACGGCTGCCCGGATAAGGGCGCCAACGGCATGTTTGCCTGGGCCAAGACAAAGGGCGCGGCATGGGGAACGATTGAGACGCTCCCGGAAATTCCCGGTCTGGCCGTTACCCATTCCGGCCACGTCGGTTACTACGTCGGCGGCGGCAAGGTGATTGAATTCAAGGGATTCAATTACGGCTGCGTGGAAAGCGACTTGAAAAAGGGCAAGTGGACGCACTGGTATGAGCTTCCCTTCATCCACTATGGCGAGGCTACGCAGCCGGATACGCCGAACACACCCGAGACGCCGACGAAGATCACGCTGGGCGCACGCCTGCTCAAGCGCGGCAGCAAGGGCGACGACGTGACGGAGTTGCAGCGCATCCTTGTTGGGCTGGGTTATGATCTCGGCACATACGGCCCTGACGGCAACGGCGTTGACGGTGATTACGGCGCAGCCACCGAAAAGGCCGTCCGCAAATTCCAGTCTACCCAGCAGATTATGATCGACGGCGTATACGGCAATACGACGCACGCGGCCCTGATGGGCGTGCTGGCCGACAAGGACGCTACCGAGCCGGACGATGGCGGCGATACGCCGACCGAGGAAATTTCCGGCAAGCGGGTGGAGGTCACGGGCGAGAACGTAAATGTGCGCACCGGCCCGGCAACGACCTACAAGATCATTACCCGCGTCAATGCGGGCGACGCATTCCCGTTTGTCGCTACGGCGGAAGCGTATGATTGGCACGCTGTGGAAGTGGGCGGCAAAATCGGCTGGATCAGCGGCAAATACTCCGTGGTGAAGGGGTGATCTGCCGTGGAAGAATTTCTCACCAACAGCGGAAAGCTGGCCGGTTCCATATCCGCGATCCTTGCCCTGCTTACGCTGGTACTGTTCAACCCCATCAAGAAGCGCGTCGCCAAACACAAGGCCGAGAAAAAGGAACAGGTCGATTTTCGGAAGGCCGTCCTCGAAAAGCTGGACGGAATCACGGATGATATAGCCGATCTGCAATATGAGCGGCTTTCCCAGGCACACGACTTTTATACCTCGCAAGGGTGGTGTCCCACATCAAAAAAGGCGCAGCTTTGCAATATGTATAAAAGCTACACGGGCAAAGGGAGAAATCATCTATCGGCCCACTACGAAAAAGACATCCTTGATTTGGCTGACAAGCCGCACGCATGAACCATGCACAAAACCGCGAGCGTTCGCGGTTTTCTATTTGTCACCGGCCCGAAAGGGAGGCAACCCGTGACAGATAAGGCATTACGCCCACAATAAAAGGAGGAAAAAACATGATGCAGATTACTGACGTCATCCTGATTACCCTGTTCATTGAAGCTATCGTCAACGCCCTCAAGCCCATTTGGGCCAAGGAGGGCGAAAAACTCACCGTCTCGGAATATGTGTCCATGGCGATGGGCATTCTGTTAGCCGTGTCCTGCAAGATCAACATGCTCGCCTATGTGGTGGATGTGGACTGCCCGCTTTGGGTGGAATACATCTTCTACGTCCTGACGGGCATTGCCGTTGGCCGGGGCACCAATTTCCTGTACGACCTGTGGAAAAAGCTCAAGGAATGGCAGAGCGGAAAGCTCTTGGAAGCGACGGACGGCTTCGCCCTGCTCGACGACAAAGACGTTGATTTGGAGATTACCCATTGGGGCCTGGCGCAGCTCAAGGACTTTTGCACACTGAACGGCGTGAACGCCACCGGCTGCGAAACCCGTGATGATTATATTGACGCGATTGAAAAGGCTTTTCAGGACAAGGAACCGCCCGTTGAGGAAGGTTCATTTGCCGAAAAAGGCAAATGAAGTCGGCCATGCCGACCGCAGCGGTCAAATTGTAATTTGTCCGCTGCGCCGCTGGCACGGAGTAAAAGCCCCGCCGCCTGAACACATACGCATAACTACGATGCCCGGCAGGATGAATTTCTGCCGGGCATTTTCTTTTTGGCCTACGCTATTTGACATATTATGAGGGAGTGAAAACAGATGAACACGGTACAGCCCATCCGGGATGAAGATGCACTGCGACGGTGCTTTGAAATCGCGCGGGCGCATGATGCTGGACGCGGGAAAAATGAAACCTGCTGGGAATTGCTGCTCTCTGTGGGGTTCTCAACATCATTGCGAATCAGCGATATTTCCCGTCTGCGGGTGCGCGACGTGGTAGGCACGGAAAGGGTGCAGGTCAAGGCGAAAAAGACAGGCAAGGAAACAAATATTTATGTGAACCGCGAGGCCCGCAAGCGCATTGAAAGGCTGCTACGCGGGCGGGGGCCGGACGAGTATGTATTTCCATCCCGGCAGAAAGACCCGGAAACCCATCAGCGGCGACCGATCACGCGACAAAGGGCCTATCAGATCATCAATGGGATTGCGCGCCAGGCGGGCATACAGGAGCGTATCGGCTGCCACACGCTGCGCAAAACGTTTGGGTATCGGTATTATAAGGCGACGGACGATATTGTGAGCCTGCAAAGGATACTCTGCCATTCATCGAGCCGGGAAACGCTGCTGTATATCGGCGTGATTCAGGAGGAAATCGACAATTCGCTCAGGGGGTTCAAGACGGTATGGTGAAGAAGTATAAAACCATTTATGCCGATCCGCCTTGGATGGAACACGGCGGAGGAAAGATTAAGCGCGGCGCAGACAGGCACTATCCACTCATGAAAACGAAGGAGATCATGGCTTTACCTGTGCCCGATCTGGTTGACCCAGAGGGATGCCATCTGTACCTGTGGACAACGAACAATTTTCTGCCGGACGCGCTGGAGGTGGTGCGCGCCTGGGGCTTTGAGTACGTCACGATGATTACATGGCTCAAAGACCGCCAAGGGCTGGGACAGTATTACAGGGGCATGACGGAGCATTGCATATTCGCACGGACGAAGAAGGGGCTGCCGTATAAGCTGCTGGATGGGAAGCGTCAGCAGGGCGTGACGGGGTTTCAGGAGGCCAAGGGCGTACACAGTCGAAAGCCTGAAACCATGCGCCAGATGATCGAGCGTGTGAGCTATGCGCCGAGGATTGAACTGTTTGCCCGAGAACCGCACACGGGCTGGGATGTATGGGGAAACGAGGTGGAAAGCGTTCCCTTTGCGGGGGGGGGGCGTTGATTCTTGAAGCGGCTTGAAGATAAAGAGGGGGACTAAC